GACTGCCTCTGCGCCGATCATCGCCGCCTGTGCTGGCGTCCTGAGCCGAAGCGGGTGCGGTGATGCTGCACAACCTCGAAGCCGAGCAGGCGCTTCTGGGCGCCGTCATTTCCGACAGCCGCCTGATCGCGCGCCTGTCGGTGCAGCCTGACCATTTCTACGACCCGTCGCACGGCGCGCTCTGGGCAGAGATGCAGGAGCGCTACCGCTCCGATCGGCTCATTGACGCACAGGCGCTCAAGGAATGGGCGGCGGCGCACTTCAAGGAGATTGGCGGGGTCAAGTACCTGCTGGATCTGAGCGCCGCCGGCATCTCCTGCCTGACGCCGCAAGCGCTGGGCTACGCCGACATGATCCGCGACCTGTCCCGGCGTCGCGCCGTGGTGGCCGCTGCCAAGGAAGCGATAGCGACCGCAGAGCAGGGCGGCACAGAGGGCGCGGCCATCCAGGCCGGGCTTGAGACGCGCCTGCAAGAGATCGCCCTGGCCGACCACGACGCCGACGCCTGGAAGCATGCCGGCGTGTCGGTCATGGAAAGCATCGAGCGCGCCGAGCTGGGCGAAACCAAGGGCATTAGCACGGGCATCGTCGGGCTGGATGAGGCGACGGGCGGCTTGCGTCCCGGCCTCTGGGTCATTGGCGGCGCTACGTCCATGGGCAAGAGCATCTTGGGCGCGGCCATCAGCCGGGCCGTGGCGGCTCAAGGCTACGGCGTGGCCGAGCACCATCTGGAGATGACCGAGATCCAATACAGCCTGCGCACGGCGGCGGCGCTGGCGTTCGACCGCGATCACAGGGCCGACAATCCCTATTACCTCTCAGCTATCCGGGGCGACCTGAAGCGGCACCAGTGGGACAAGCTGCGCGGGGCGGGCCGGGCGATGGCTCACCTGCCTATCTACACCGACGACCGGCCCGGCCGGGCGGTCAGCCAGATTGAGGCGTCGACCCGCCGGCTGCTGCGTAAGTTCGAGCGCGAAGGCGTGGCCCCTGGGTGCGTCTTGATTGACCACGAGGGGCTGATCGCCGCCGAGCAGGGCGAGCGCCACCCCAGCCAGCTCGAGCGCACCAACGCCCGCGCGTCGGCGCTGCTGGCTATGGCCAAGCGCCTGAATATCTGCGTCATCGCTCTAAGCCAGATCACCAAGGACGGGTCGCGGGCGGACGGCGATGAACGCCTCCCCAGCCTGCTTGACCTCAACTACGGCGGCGCCATCAGCCAAGCCGCCGACACGGTAATCCTGATCCATCGCAAGGCATATTTCGAGGAGCGCAAGCCCTCGCATTTGCGGGACGTGTCCAAGCTCAAGAGCCGAGAGACAACCTTGGTTGTGGACAAGACGCGCAGCGGCAAGCGCAGCCATGTGACCATCCACATGGACCCGCCGACAGCCGCCGTGTGGGAGGACGCGGCATGAGCAGCCAAGCGGTCGCCTGGGCTATCGTGCACCAAGCCGGGGGTATGTCGGCGAAGGCGGTGCTCCTCTCGCTGGCGAACTACGCGAACGAGTACGGCGAATGCTGGGCGAGCCAGGCGACCATTGCAGACGGCGCAGAGTGCTCTGTGCGGCAGGTTCGCCGCATCTTGGCCGACTTGGCCGAGCGCGGGTTGATCGAACGCGAGCGGCGCGGCGGCGCCGGCAAGGGTCGCGAGACGGACATGATCCGCCTGCGCATGCGTGAGCTACCGGTCATCCTGACCTCTAAGCGGCGCGAAGAAACGCAACCGGACAATTTGGCCGGTAGCCCAGCAACCGGACAAGGTGTCCGGGGGGCTAGCGGCCATCCTGTCCGGGGGGCAACCGGACAAATGAGGGGGGGCAACCGGACAATAGTGTCCGATAATCCCAAGATCCCAAAAGAAAGAACCCCCTTACCCCCGGGCTTCGATGAGGTGTGGGCGGTTTGGCCGAAACACATCCGGGCATCGTCCAAGCGGATCGCTTCTGGGCGATTGGCGCGATTGGGCGTCACCGGCCCTGAGATCGTGGCAGCGGCATCGGCTTACCTTCGCAGCCCGGACGCGACGAAGGACGGGCGCAAGTACGTCCCAGCCCTGGAAGTCTGGCTGAACAAGCAAGCCGAGTTCTGGCTGGAGCGGTCGCGCCCCGACGCGGCTGAGCTTCGCCGCCGCCAAGAGCTTTTCGAGTTTGACGGGACGTGGGCCGACGAATGGGGGCCGCGTCCATCCCAAGCCAATGGAGGCCAACCATGAACGCCGCGCATTTCCTCGTCACCGCCGCCCGCCATGACATGGCGTCAACCATGACCCTGAGGCAGGCGGCCATCATGGTCGCCCTGGCCGATAGCTTCGCCGGCTGCGGCACGGGCGAGCTGGCCACGCACCTCGGCATCCAGAAGCCCAGCGTCACCCGCGCCGTGCAATCGCTGGCCAAGGTCGGGCTGGTCCACAACGGGCGCGACAAGCTGGACGGCCGCCACCGGCAAATCCGCCTGACCGGCGCCGGCCTCGCCATGCTGGCCGAGATGGAGGCCGCCCATGCGTAGGCCCTCCAAGTTCGGCGCCGTGCCCACGTTCGTGGACGGCATCCGGTTCGACTCCAAGGGCGAGGCTCGCCGCTGGGGCGAACTTAAGCTGCTCGAACGCGCCGGCCAGATCCGCGACCTGGAGCGCCAGGTG